AATGAAGCCGCTGCAAACAAATGGACTGATGTGGATCTGCGCAAGGAGGTCATCACGGCAAAGGTGGCCAGCGGCCTGGCCCATCTTCTGTCGCAAGACGACTATGACGATTTCTGCCGCGCTCAACTCCAGCACGCCTGGAACCGCGCCAGCATCGCCGTTCGAGAAGAGTTCGCAGAACTGATCGGGGAAAGCCACATGGGGATTATCGATGCGTAGCGCCGACCATCGCGGGCAACACCGCCGCCCGTCGTCCAAGTTGATCCCGCCCGCACCGCCGGAGTTCGCGCAGCAGTTCATCGAAGGCGGATGGCGGCGCATCGAACGGGTCTATGGCGCGCGCAACGACCTGGTGCGCAAGTGGATCGTCATGGTTGGCGGCGAACGGGAGCTTAAGCGACTGCGGCGCGAGTATATGGCTGGGAGGAGGAAAGGATGACCCCGAAGCAGGAGAAATTCTGCCAGCTTTACGTCGAGCTAGGCAATGCCTCTGAGGCGTATCGCGGCGCATACAAGGCTGAGCGCATGAAGGCTGAGAGCATCAACGTGAACGCCTCCAAGCTGCTGGCGGACGCTAAGATTGCACTAAGGGTCGGTGAGTTGAAGGCTCATCACGCTGAACGGCACGACATGACGGTCGATGACATCGCCACCATGCTCAAGGAGGACCGGGATTTTGCTCGCCAGTGCGAGACGCCCGCCGCTGCCGTCAGTGCTACCATGGGGCTGGCGAAGCTATACGGGCACCTGCGCGATAAGGTCGAGCATACGGGCAAGGACGGAAAGCCGATCCAGACCGAAGACGTGACCGAAGCCAACCTGATCGAGAAGGCGCGACGCCTTGGTATTGACCCTACCACAATCGGCCTCTGATGACCGCGCCGCTCGGCTCGCTCTGCTGGCTGGGCTGGTGGCGAAGCGGAAGAAGGAGGCCCTCGCCCCAGAAGGCAAGCTGCTGGACTTCGCGCGCTGGTATTTCCCCGAGCGCGAGGGGATGGAGTTCATCGAAGGCCCGCACCATCGCGTAATCGGGGAAACGCTGGACCGGGTGCTGGCAGGCGAGATCGCGCGGCTGATCATCACCGTCCCGCCAGGTTATACCAAGACCGAAGCAGCGGTGGTCAACTTCATCGCCAAGGGCTTCCATGTGAACCCGAAGGCCCGCTTCATCCACTCCACCTTTTCCGACGATCTGGCGCGCGAGAACAGTGACAAGGTGCTGCAACTGATCGCGCTCGACTCCTACCAATCGGTTCGCGCTGTGTCCGTTCGCGTGGACAGCAAGGCGAAGGACAGGTGGAAGACCGTCGAAGGTGGCGGGATGCTCGCCAAAGCCGCGGGCGGGCCTATCACCGGCTTCCGCGCCGGCTACATGGATCGCAGCATCTTCACCGGGGCGCTGGTGATTGACGATCCGCTCAAGCCTGATGACGCATTCTCGGTCGCCAAGCGCAAGACGGTGAACCAGCGCGCGACCAACACCTTCCGATCGCGCCTTGCTCATGATGATGTGCCGATCATCGTCATCATGCAGCGGCTTCATGCGGATGACTTCGTTGGGCACTTGCTGACCGGCGGCACCGGCGAAAAGTGGCATCATCTCAATCTGCCGGTGATCATCAACAACGCGGACACATACCCGCCGGAATGGACGCACGGCATCCCAATCGATCACGGCTTGCCCGATGGCCCGCTGTGGGATGAAAAGCATGATGAGGCGGAAATCGAAGTATTGAAGGCTGACGCCTACACCTTCGCCAGCCAATATATGCAGCGCCCGGTGTCGATCGAGGGTGCGCTGTTTGACATGGAGGGCTTCAAGTGGTGGACGGATCTGCCACCCATGGAATATTACTCGATCTTTGCCGATACCGCACAGAAGACCGGCGAGCGGAATGACTATTCGGTAATTCAGCTTTGGGGCAAGGCGCTAGGCGCCAAGGCAATATACCTTGTCGATCAGGTTCGCGGGAAATGGGAGGCGCCCCAACTGGAGACGACGGCGCGCGCCTTCTGGGACAAGCATGTCGGCAAGGTCATCCGAGGCTTCAATGTCGAGGACAAGGCGTCAGGAACCGGCCTGATCCAGTCGCTGAAGACCAAGGGGGTCCCCATCATCGGCATCCCACGCGACCGCGACAAATACACCCGAGGGCTTGACGCCGCGCCGTGGATATCGACCGGTATGGTTCACCTGCCCGCCAATGAGGAATGGACGCCGGCGCTGCGGTCTGAGTTGCAGATGTTCGACGGCCTCGGCACCGGATGGGACGATCAGGTGGACCCGCTCATGGATGCGGTGGCCTCGATGCTGAGCGGCGGCGCTTCATGGGGCGCGTCGCTCTAGCCTACCGTCCGTAGCATATCGCCCCCTGTCGCCGCAGCGTTCGAGCATGGCCCAACTGCTCGACCATCGCGGCAACCCGATCCAATCTGCCGCGCGCAGCAATGTCGTGCCGATGGTGCGGGATGGCCTTGGCGGTCTGGTCAATGGCATGACTGGCGCGGGCACCGGGATCGACCGCAGCGTCTGGGATGCCTGGCACTTCATGCCGATGACGCCGCATGAAATCGTCTCCGGCTATCGGTCCAACTGGCTGCTCGGCAAGATCGTGGACATTCCCGCCGAGGACATGGTGCGGGAGTGGCGCGACTGGCAGGCTGATGAGGCCCAGATCGAGACGCTGGAAGAGGCTGAACGCAATTTCGATATCGTCGGCAAGGTGCAGCAGGCAATCGCCTACGGGCGCTTGGGCGGCGGCGCGATGCTGCTCGGATATGGGGACGCCAATCCAGAGGCCCCCGCCCCGCAGCCGAGCAAGGACAGCCTGAAATATGTCCACGTCTTCAATCGCTGGGAACTGACGATCGGTGAGGAACAGCGAGACATCACGTCGCCATGGTTCGGCCAGCCCCAGTATTTCCAGATCAACGGCAAGATCGACAATCCGAAGATTCACCCGTCTCGCGTGATCGTCTTCAAGGGTTCGCCTGTGCCGCGCTTCCCCGGCGTGACATGGGAAGATCATTTCTGGGGCGATAGCATCGTCTTCCGCATAGACCGGGCCGTGAAGAACGCGATCAAGGCCAATGACGGCTTTGCGCGGATGATCGATGAGGCGAAGATCGACATCTACCGCCTGTCGGGCTTCATGCAGAACCTCATCAGCAATGAAGACGAGGTTCGCAAGCGGGTGCAATACACCGACGCGGGCAAATCGTCGCTGCGGGGCGTCTACCTCGACAAGGACGATGAGTTCACCCAGCGCCAGCTTTCGCTGACCGGGATGCCGGAAATGATAGAGGCGCTGCTTTCGGTCGTTGCCGGCGCTGCCGATATCCCCGCCACTCGGCTGCTCGGCCGCGCGCCGCAGGGCATGAACAGCACCGGCGACCACGACCAGCAGAACTACCACACGATGATCCGCAGCAAGCAGCGGCTCTATCTGTCACCCCCGATCGATCGCCTCGATGCGACGCTGATCCCGTCCGCGCTCGGCAGCCGGCCCAAGGAAATCAGCTATAAGTGGTCGCCGCTCTCGTTGCCCAGCGAGAAGGAGCAGGCGGAAACCAACAAGCTCAAGGCTGAGACGATCAAGATATACGTCGATGCGGCGCTGCTGCCGTCGAGTGCGATCGAGAAGGCCACGCAGTCCATGCTGTCCGACGACCAGTGGTTGCCGGGCTTGGACAAGGCGCTGGCTGAAGCCGAGGCCGCTGGCGAGGAGCCGGGCGGTGACGAATCCGAACTGGGGATCGTGCCCCTCGGACAGGAGGGAGGTGATCGTGCCGTATCTGCCCGGAATGGCGGCTCGGGAAGTCGGGCCGCCTCCGGTGCTGTGAATGATGCCGCGACCTGGCTGTCCGATGCCACGCCGCGCCCGCTCTATGTCCAGCGCAAGCTGCTGAATGCCGCCGACCTGATCGCATGGGCCAAGGATAATGGCTTTGCGACCACCCTGCCCGCCAGCGATATGCATGTGACGGTCCTCTATTCCCGCAGCCCTGTCGATCCCATGAAGATGGGTCGCGACTGGCGCGAGGACGAGAAGGGGCAGATCATCGTTCGTCCCGGTGGCCCGCGTGTCATCGAGAAGCTGGGCGAGAACGCCGTTGTGCTGCGGTTCGCCTGCCCCGATCTGGACTGGCGCCACAAGGACATGATCGAAGCCGGCGGGTCGCATGACTGGCCGGAATATCAGCCGCATGTGACGATCAGCTACACCGCGCCAGAGGGCGTCGACCTTGACTCGCTCAAGCCGTTCAACGGCGCGCTGCGGTTCGGGCCTGAGGAGTTCTCGGCGCTTGATCTGGATTGGAAGTCTAAGGTGACGGAACAGTGAAATCGATTCGCCGCCGCCTCGAAAAGCTGGAGAAAAATTCCATGGGCCGTGTAGACAGCGCATCGGACGACCGCACCGCCAACAATGCCGTTCGCCACACATATCGCGTGTTGGGCGATGTCGAAAAGGCGCAGATGGTCGCGATCAAGGACAAAGGGGCTGAGTTCCTCAACCTGATCGAGAGCCTTCGGAAAGAGCCGGAGCCTGTCATGAATGATGATGGCACGGAAAGCGCGTTCGCCGTCCACACTTTCGACCGCGAACTGAACATCGCCGCCGAGAAGATTGAGGAAGCCGTGATGTGGGCGGTGAAGCACATCACTGCCTGACGGTGCCCTATTCCCTCCCCCGCATCGCCCGCCAAGCAGGCAAGCGCCGCGATATCACCCTGCGCCCCATCATCCCGACCCAAGCCGCAGCGACCGACCTCGCCGCCATCTACGCGCCCGCCTGGCAGATATGGGCCGAGAACATCGACCGCGTCCTTGCTGGCTATGATCCGCAGCCATTGCCCACCGCCGACACGCTGACCGTCGATACGGTGGATCAGGTGCAGGCCGCCATAAGCAGCGTGGCGCAGGAGTTCCTGACGATCCTCACCGCACGGATCGCGCCGGGGCTGCGGCAATGGGCCGTGCGCGCGGAGAAGGTGCATCGTTCCCGTTGGTCGGCCGCGATCAAGGCAGGCGTGGGCGTTGATCTGGACATGATGCTCACCGCGCAGCCTGTTGCCGAGACGCTGGAGACGTGGCTGGCGCGGAATGTGGCGTTGGTGACGAATGTCTCTGACGTAACGAGAGGCAAGATCGCGGACGCGGTGTTCCGGGGATACGAGCGGCGCGGTCCCGTGCGCGAGGTCGCCCGGGAGATCCGCGCAGAGGTCGACGGCAGCAGGGCACGAGCAATTCGCATCGCCGCCGATCAGAATAGCAAGCTATCGTCACAGCTCGACCGAGAGCGGCAGGCAGAGGCCGGGCTTACGCAATTTCGCTGGAGGCATAGCGGGAAAGCGCACCCGCGATCCTGGCACAAGGCGCGTGACGGCAAGGTCTATGACAGCCGCACCGGAAAGCCTGTCGACGGCGGCGAGGCGATTCCGGCCGACGATCGCGCGGGAATGCAGCCGTGGTGCGGGTGCCGCGAGCAGGCTTATATCGCGCTGATGGATGAGGTCGAATAGCTAGAAAAACCGGCGATTCGCTGCTATCATGCGGGCCAGCGGTGCGGGAACACCGCCGACCCTGACCACAACGCAATGGAGTGCGAGATGGCTATGTCATCCAATATCATCAGGCAGTGCGGGGCACTAGCAATTGATGCCGTGACATTTGGGCTGATGCGCAAAGCAGCTGACCGCGAGCGTATGGAGCTAAGCCTTTCGCTTCAATTCCCTGACAATTGGCGCGAGCTTATCGACACCATGGATAGATTTGACCGCGCCTCGACTGGTCGGCCATCGCCACTGATCCGGCAAATGTGGGCGCACGGAATCTGTCATATCGAAGAAACGATTGCCCTACTTCAAGCATGCCCTGCCGCCTTTCGCGGGACAACTGTCGCTGAGGTAGTCGGCGCAAAGGCTAGTGAGGCGCTTCCTCGCTTGGCTGCGAACCTGCCATGACCCCGATTGAACGCGCCGTCGACGCGGTAGAAAAGGCCCTGGTCGGCCACGTTGACCCCACAAGCCACGCGATGAGCGAATATGGCATCGCGAAGATGATCGTGCCGATTGTCCTCGCAGCGATCCGGGAGCCGAGCGATGTGATGCTTGACCGCGCCTACAACCACATGGAGGCGAACGGCTGCGACCCTCGATTTGCATGGGAAGCCATGATCGACGCCATGCTGGAGGAAGGGTAAGCATAGACGGGCGCGGCTGGGCAGGCTTGCGCTTAAACGACAGATGTCTTCTTCTGCGCCCGCACCCTCCCGTCCGTAGCACCCCTCTCGCACCCTGCGGCACACCCGCCCCATGGTGCTATTTTCCGACGCCCTGACCCTAGACGCTCCCCGCCCCCACGGTGATTTTGTCGCTGTGCGGGCAAGGGCTGCGCGCACGGGAACCTATCAATATCTGGGTTCGGAAATTGACCCCGACAATAAGCATGGTCTTCGCGATGCGGGACTGGTCAATGTCCTCCGTGACGATGATGCTGTGTTCGATAGCAAGTCTGTTCACAGCTTCATCGGGAAACCGATCACCAATGATCACCCGCGTGAAGCTGTAACGCGGGCCAACTGGTGCGATCATGCGCGCGGCGTCGTTATGGGCGCGATGCGCGATGGCGAATATCTGGCGTTCGACCTGCTGCTGACCGATGAAAAAACCATTGCCGCCGTCGATGCAGGTAAGCGCGAATTGTCCAATGGCTATGCAGCTGATCTGGAGTTCGGAGACTTCGCCGCAGCAGACGGCACCAAGTGCGTTGCCCGTCAGAAGTCCATCACTGGCAATCATGTCGCAATCGTGGACCGTGGCAGGGCCGGTTCGTCGTGCCGCATCGGTGATGCCGCGATCTGCGACGCGTTGCCTATCGCG